AATGGCATTCGTACAGGGTATAGTCGCCTTCACCCTTGCTGATATCAAAAGTTGGCTCTTTACCTTCCAGCTCGTTGTATTTTTCCTTGATTTGATTTGCAGTAATCGTCGGGCTGTTAGGAATATCGATATCCCGGTAAAAACCGCTAACTTGCAGTTTACGTAGTTCATTACCAGAAATAGAAATGCGGTGGGTAATGCGCTCAGCTGAACGTAAGCTGGTAGCGGTGTAGGGTACAAACAGATCTTCAGCCGGAATAAACTTGCTTACCGGACGACCTAACTGTTCATCGCGGTAAACCTTCTTAAATGCGCTGCCCGAAAGACCACAGAAGTACAACATCTGGTCATATTCGGGTTCATATTCTTCCATAACATACATGATATTGTAGTTCAGGAAGTCTTTAACGCGCTGCGCCCGCTTTTCAAGATCTGGGGTTGACTTACCAATAATCTTGGTGCTGGCAGGGCCGTTAGAAGGAATTAGTTCCTTATACGCACCAGCTTGGAATTGGCTCACTGCTTCGTTTAAAACAGGGTGACTTACGCCAGTAGCACCTTCAAACGGTTCAGTACGGTTTTCTGGCTTAATGCCTAATAAGTCTAAACCTTTAGTATAAGTAGTTTCCCAATCGTCACGGGAAGACTGATCCACTTCTACCGATGTAGTAACGTAGGTACTTACTTCAGCCAGTTCTGCATCTGTAAGGCTATCGGCTAAGTTGCCATAGAAACCTGTGTCGCTGCCTATTGGTGCTTCTGGCCCCAAATTGATAGTCGCCCCACCGTCTGGATCCAGATCATCATTTTCATCAACTAGCTGAATATCTAGCTCTTCCATGTCTGCCTTTGCCCCGAGTTCAGCTGATTGCTCAGGGGTCAGATTCAGAATGTCGTATGGGGCTTCGACAAGGGACTTTTCGATATTGTTCTGCGCCATGTGGCAACTCCTAGTAAGTTAGACCTAAATTACCACGGCCTAATCTAATAATAAACCCTCTCGCGAGGAGCCCGTTCTGTTGTGTCTTCCCAATCTTCCGGGTGACGAATAAACCCGCCTTCACGGAACCGCCGCAAGGCTTGTGTTACTGTATCTACGTAGTCGTCATGTTCGCCAGCGGGGAAAGCAGCACATTCTTCAATGACTTCTTCGGCAAACTTTTTATCTGGAGCCCACACCATACCAGACTCAAACATAGGAGCAATGGAATTTACGCGCACAAACTTATCATTACCCCGACTTGGGCTGTAGTTTACCACAGGTATGCCCATTGACCGTAATTCTTGTGTGAGCGGCATACCACTAGCTTTGGCTTCTACGATAACACAATCGGGTTGCCAATACTGGTATTCTTCTAGGGCGGTACGCCGTAGGTCAGGGAAGTCCCACCTGCCCTTTTGGGCATCCAGAAGAATCACATTGGGTGGGCTGTCTTCCCGTGGGTAGAATACGCCCCATGTTGTAATAGCCGAATAGTCCGCTGTTGTCTGCTTGGAAAAGGCGGTGTCGTACGACTGCATTATGTAGTGCAGCCGAGGTAGATCGTCCTTTTCCCAAGTTTGCCACCATTCGCGTTTCAGAATAGCCGAAGTTTCACTGGTCGGGTTTTGTTGCCATTGGGCTTCCCATTTACCGACGCTAAGTGAACCCTTAACAGCTAGTAAGTCTTCCTTTTTCCAGAACTCGGGCCAGAGTGGGTCGCCAGAAGGCATAAGGGCAGGAAATTCCACCACTTCCCACTTATCCGCGAGTATATCTTTGCTCTGTTGCTTGAGCACCTTGCCAGTAAGATCGTTCTCGGCCCAGCGCGTCATAATCATTACAATAGCGCCGCCCGGTTGTAAACGCTGACGTGGCCCAGAAGTGTACCATTCGTAAGCATGTTCGAGCGCGGACGGGCTTAAGGCGTCCTGTTCAGAATGAGGATCGTCGATAATGAGTAGGTCTGCACCACGACCTGTTACCGCACCGCCAACACCCGCCGCGAAGTATTCGCCACCTTCTTCCGTACCCCAACGACCTGCGGCCTTATCATCTTCGCGCAGGTTTGTTTTTGGGAAAATTTTACGGTATTCTGGGCCATCCATCAAATTACGCACTTTACGACCAAACCGATAAGCCAGTTCAGCCGTATGGGTAGTTTGCATGATCTTTAAGTTGGGCCTACGCCCAATCAGCCAAGCAGGTAGCAAGTAACTGCCAAATTCGGATTTAGTATGACGCGGCGGCATATTGATAATGAGGCGTTTGATTTCGCCCCGAGCGAGTTTTTCAAACTTTTCGGAGATAATTTTATGGTGCCGCCCGCCTATGAATTCAGGCCAAACCTGTTTAACAAAATCCATAAAGTTGTCCTGAGCCTTTTGCGCAGACTCAAGCTCCTTAGCCCGCTCCATTAAGCGGGCCACGTAGCGCAGTTTATCCTCAGGGATATTTTGTAAAGAACTCATGTCACCTGATAGGTCGTAGTTGGTTGCGCCCAGTAATTAGCTAGGTCGACAATACCGCCTTTAGCCATGCGTGGAAAGCCCTCTTGCAGGATTTTTTCACGAAGGTCCGGGGTCATTCGTATAATGTCCTGCTTGACAGGCTTAATTGACTTTTCTACTAGTGCAATGGCTAGGTTGATGCCGTTCAGTCCGTGTTGTTCCTCTGCATAATTAGCTTGGAAAGTACGGAACTGCGAATCTATTTGTTGCTGCAAATCAACTTTCTGTCTAGTGGTCAAGCCCAACATAGAAGATGTGTTGTCTGCTTTAGTAATGGAATTGAATTCGTCTAGAGCGTCTTTATACTCAGGAGCCATATCGGCTATTGTTTCCAGCTTTTCTTGTTTATATCTTTTCAGTGTATCCAACACTTCTGGAAGCGGTATGCCTTCACGGGTATAACTGATGTTCCGTAAAACCCGCGTGGCTTCTTCAAAAGAATTGATAGGGTCTGCCATAGAAATAAATTCAGGGCTGATATCTACAGGCCGATATTCCGCACCATATTCTTTGAATTTTTTAGAAGCCTGTTTTTGATCTTGTTCAAAAACGGAACGCCATTTTACGTCACTTGGTAGACTATCGAATTCTATGAATTCTTCCAGAGAAAGAGATTTTTTCCTGTCTAACGATTTATTGAACTCACCAGCCACACTGATAGATTTGTTCTTTAGTTGATCTACGCTGGAAGTATAAAAATTGCGATCTACTTTTTCTACCTTACCGCCTTTACTTTCCACCCACTTCTTAAATTCATTGGGCAGCGATTTGCTGTAGTAATCTTTTAAGGCTTTTACCCCTTCGGGGCGGGTTCCTTCCCACCGAGTAAGAACGGTTTCGGGCAACGGTATTTCCAAAATGTCCACACCATCTTCCGCTGCTTTGGACAAAATAGCTTTTACTGCCAATGGACTCCAAGCATCAGATTTGGTATATGGATCGGTATCGAACGTATATTTAGGTTCTACTGGTTTTTCGGGTAAGGGGGAGGTAAAGTATTCCCTCTCTTCTGGCGTTGCCACACCCTTGTCTACCAATTTTTTAAAATTTTCGTTTAGTTCATTGTGTTGAGCTAATTTCTTTTCGTATAGTTCTAGTTCTTTCTTGTATTCAGCCATTTCGCGTTCATAGCGGGGAAAAGACTTACGGTAATCTGTTGCCTTATCAGATTGAACTTCGCGAATCTGGCGAACTGTTTGGTTGGCTTCATTTTTGACATCGAACCGAAGAACATGCGCCCCAAGATTTTTGGCCCCACCTACACTACCAAAATGCCCTGCTTGATACTGAGCGTGCTCTGGTGTACCTTTAGGGGTAATATGTACCAAATCTACGCTGTACTTGCTGCTAAACGGCTTGATTTTTTCATCGGTGAAGGTATCGGCAACGTAACCCCTATAAAGGGAAGCCGCATCATAACCGGAAGTATAGGGGTCTAGCGTAGTAATAGAAACATTAGGCAATGGACCATTAGCACCCGTTGCGCGCACTTTGTCCAATAATTCAGCCTTAGAAACAATCCCCGAACCCGTGCCAATACCAAGAATCTTCAATTCTTCAGGGTTTGCACCGTTTTTCACAAGGTATTTGTATATATCACTGGCACGGCCCTTAGCCTTTGGAAATTTGACCAAAGCATTTTCTACCTGAGAATACATATTCAGGTACGGGTCGTAAGTAGCTAACTCACTAGTGGGAATGGCCTTGGTCGATGTTTGTTTTACCGTAGCCCCCATACGCAAGGCATTGGCTTCAGCGGGGATAGCCCCGGCTCCAAGCGTAACCATACCCGCAACATTCATAGCTTCGGGAATCAATTGGTCGGTGGTCATTGGTTGACCAGCCGCCTTCGCTTGATCCATTCGGTATTGCAAAGTAGCCGCATCCACAACAGACTGCGCCGCGCCCGGAATAATATCATGGAATAAACCCGGCCCCTGCCCAGTGACCATACCTTTACCCATATTGTAAAGATTGCTCCCGGCAGAAGAAAGCCAGTCCCCCCAAGACATATTGTTATAACCTTGGTTATTGGCATACGCTTGCGCAGCCGCCATTTCTTGTGGACTAGCTACAGGCCCGGTTTTCGGTAGAGCAGACATGACTCCCCCAGTAGGGACAAGTGGCATATACCGGGCGTAGCTGAATTCATCGGCCATGGACTATTCTCACATCTTATAGGTCGGGGCGACCATTATTTCTTGGCACAGGGCAGTCCAATCTTCTATCTCGCCACGCTTAACCATATCCTCCCCTACCTTTACAACCACTTCGTCCGGAGGGCAAGCAGGCACCTGCCGCATGGATATCTGGCTCTTACCATCTTCTAAAAAGACAACTACTACAAAAATCCAGATACTCATCGGAATGTCCTTGGTTCAAGGGGCGCGCAGTACGGAATATGAACCATGATACATGGATTCCAATAAAAGTGAAACTTTTCAAAATTTTTTGAAAATTTTTCGCGGGCAGATGAGGGGGGTACTAGTTTCATGATAGGGGGGGCTCGGCGAACGATCGAGTACACAGCATTATTCATGTAAAATCGTGTTTATGTGCTTGAGTTTAAGTACCTAAACCCCCGCAGGGGGGGCCGCCCGCCCATTTTGGGCTGGGCAGCGGCGCGCCTAAAATGGGCGCACATGGCGTGGCGCAAAGTAAAACCGCCCGCGCACATGGCGCGGGCGGCAATGGTTGCGGTTTGCTTACTTTTGCGCTGGTTGCGCGGGCAATACAACCAGCTTGGCAAATGGTGTGCCCCATACTTTGCTACTGGCACTAAAACCGCCATTTAATAAGGCACACACGTCAAGGTAGCCATTAACCCCAAACGCACCACCAAAGGTTGCCTTGCAATAATTGGTTGCGCCTAGCAAGCTAACAGGCGCGCCCGGCTTATGCCCATTAGCAAAGCCCCATAAATGCGCGGCCAAAATTTTGGCGCGGGCGCTATTGTTGCCGCGCAAAAACGGCAACCCATTTGCCGGGTTTGCAGCGTTGGCTAGTGGCACAATGCCAGCTAGTGCCGGGTTACCGCCACAATTGGCATTTAACCATGCTTGCACTTGCGCGCCATTAACAGGGTGCGTAAGTGTTACTTGGGCGGGCGCGGCAACCTTAGGCGCGGGCACATTGGCAACGCTTTTGGCTAATGTTACACCATTAGTGGCTTTTACTGTATTTTGCATTTTAGTTTACCTTTTGCTGTTAATAGCAAAGCACTATTGCCTTGCTATGTGTAAACCTTACGCGCAACTTACTAGCAACACAATAGCCCAAGCGCACAGTATGGCCCATTATGAGCGAAAATGGTAAACTAATAACAAGCCTATAATAAGCGCATAAATTGCCAACATGCTTTGCCCCATTGGTTGCGTTAAGGTTGCAGCATATATGCAGCACAATTTGCATGGAACAAGTAGCCCGAAACAGGCGAAACCCAAAATGGGTGCGAACGCCCATTGCCCAGAATGGGTTTGATGACCGACGATGAAGTATTAGCCGTAGATCATCGGTCGTCGTCCATCGTCATTCGTCATCTATCTTTTCTTCTGGTCTTACCGATCGTCAAAGATCGTAGATGATCTAAGTCTTTCTTCTGATCTTACTGGATCTTCAAAGATCGTCCGTCGTCCAATTTTTCTTCTGGTCTTACGATTGTCTATGATCCATGGACAGTATAAAATCAACAATCATCCGATATCCATGGTCATTCTTCGGGATTTCATACAGACAGGAACCGAGCTCCAAGGACAGAGGGATCCCTCCAAATAATTCAAGCACCCCCCTAGAAGGACGATGAACCAAGTTAAATACCCGTCCTCCTGCGGCTAAATATCGGGCCTGCCATTGCTTTTGATGGGGACGCAACCCGATGTTAGTTAACGATTCTTTATTGACAACCTTAAGTTCTATCCAAAAGGTTTGTCCCTCGGCTACCCCATGTAAGTCAGGGACACCGGGTAACGCCCAGCTTTCAATCCTAGTCCAAAACACTCTGTCTTTGGTGGCTTTGGTGAAGTCGTTACTTAGCTTACTTTCAGGCTTCTTCGTCATAACACCACCTATAAAAATAGCCGCCACAGGATTATCCCATGACGGCTGTGTTAGTTAGCCAAATGCACGAGAAGTGCTAAACAAGACAACCGCGTTATTGTGCTGCCCAGTTTCCTCGTCTACGACGTCAGACTTTAACCAAGCTAAAGCCTTTTGCAAAATCTCAAGAGCTTGTGGGCTTGCCTTAACAGCACCAGCCTGCACAGCGTCAAGGACTTGCTGTATGTGATACTCAGTCATCTCATTAAACCCAACAGTTATTTCTTTGACATAGGCTACCAAATCAGGGCAATTAAAAATTGCGCCAATGTGCAAATGCACCATGCCGACTTCCAGACCGTCAATGAGTAGGAGTTCAGACTTGCCTTGGTTTAAAAGACGCTGACCAGTTAAAAAGAGGTTGTTTTGATTCAAGGACATTGTAACACCTTTGCTGATTTAGTGGCCCCATTGCCACTATAAACACAATAGTGGTTGACTACTTAAGAGCAAGTGTTATTTACTCGTCATCAAACAGCCAGTCCATCGGGTCATCTAAATCTTCGTCCGGGGCCATTTCTTGCTTGGCCTGTAATGTGCCGCGCACATAGCCTGCTATCCAGAGTTTCTTAAAGGTTTCGTTTTGGTAAAGTGCTGCCAAGTCATCACCTGTTAGGTCTGAATGATCTACCCATGTGTAGTATTGTTCTTCGGCCTTTACCATAAATTCATCTTTGAAGTCGGACATCGTTTTAACCCTTTGCTGTGGTGGCCCCATTGCCACTATGCAAACACTAGCAGGTGACTACCTACGAGCAAGGGCTATTTACTCGTCTTCCAGTTCATCAAGGTCTTCTAATGGTGTAATGTCTATCGCCATGTTGCTCTGGGCTACAGCCTGCAACATCGGGTATTCCTCTTGCAGCTTTTGGATCTCCTTGAGAACATCTTCTCGGCTCATTTGGTCAATGCGACCATGCAGGATTTCTTTCCGATCAATATAGAGCCCAGCCGCCTGACCTCTGTGCTTTTCTGCTGACACAGCCGCAGCGAACTGACCGCTTTGGAGGGCTTGGTCACGGATCTCTGCTAGTTTCTTAACGTGAGATTCAAACGACACAGCATATTTTCGGCCTAAGTCAGATTTGATATCACGTATCCGTTCGATGATCTTAGGGTGCTTGAGCATGTTGGACGCCTGCACAGCAGCGTGTTTCTCAGCATATCCAGCCAGCCTAGCGCATTCCGTCTGCGTCAAGCTGTCGTCCGTTGCATACAGTTGGCAGAATTTCTCCTGCTTTGCAGACAGACCGATCTCATGTGGAACTACAACGTCACCGATTTCTTTGTGCGTTACCTTGGGTGCAGCCATTATCTTACTCCTAGTCAGCTGAGCCCCAATACATAGCATTTTATTAACTTTAGACAACCCAAACCCTGTGTTCTCAGTTTGTTCCCAAATTTTCTATTAGAAGGTTTTTCTCTTCGAGACATTTATTTTAAGTTGTAGTATGACCCCCGCGCGACGGAAGAAAGTTATTGATTAGGTATGAATATATT